AGGAGACGTAAAATTACCTGTATCTGATAAATTGATAGTAATTAATTTTAACAGACCAACATACAGGGATTTTTTTGATTTGGTTAACAATACAGTAACTCATGCTAACCAAGTATCAATTATCTGTAACACTGACATTTACTTTAATGATACTTTAAGTTTATTGGATTTCCATGATAGGCAATGTGTTGCACTCAGCCGATGGGATTATAAAAAGCAAGGTTTGAGATTGCACAATGAAAGATACTCTCAGGATTCATGGATATTTAAAGGTAAAATCAGAAATGTTAGATTTGCGGACTTTTATATGGGCATACCTGGTTGCGATAATCGGATAGCCTATGAGTTGAATAGAGCAGGTTACAGATTATTAAACCCGGCAACCACAGTACAATCAATTCATTATCATCAAAGTGATTTGCACAATTATAATCACGATACTCCAAAGATCCCAAAGCCTTATTTATATATAACAATTACATGAAGATTTTATTAAGTCCTGGGATATATTTACCGCATCAAAGAGCAGGATCAGAGATTTGTTTGCATCGTATTGTCAAATATTTAATGAGCAAAGGGCATGAGGTAAAGGCGGTTACTCGATATCCTGAAAACTATACGTATGAGGGGATTGAGGTATTTACTCAGACCAAAGATTATAAAACTTGTCATGCCAATTTATGGGAGTGGGCAGATTTAGTATTTTGTCAGTTATCCGGTACTTACTATGCGATGAATAAGCAGAGATTGCATCCTAAAAAGATAATAAATTTTTCTCATAATAATGCAGGTTATCCACAGGTTGACATCCGTAAAAATGTATTTACTGTCTATAATACTGAACAGTTAAAAAAAGAATTGCACTATAATCAGGAGACTTTTGTATTATATCCTCCTGTTAATTATAGAGATTTTCAGGATGTTGATAATAGCAAAGCTGAATATATTACTCTGATAAACCACAATGAAAACAAGGGAGGCAAGATATTAATTGAGATAGCAAAGCGGATGCCTAATAATAAATTTTTAGCGGTGCAAGGTGGTTACTATCATCAGATAATAGACAGCAAGGTCAAGAATATTAAATATGTTGGCATTACGGATGACATACGAAAATATTTAGCGATGACAAAACTATTGATTTCACCATCTGATTATGAAAGTTATGGCATGGCTCAAATAGAGGCTCTATGTTGTAATATTCCTGTGATTGCATCTGATATACCGGGATTTAGAGAAAGTCTCTCAGATAGCTCCATATTCGTCAAGAGGAATGATATTGACGCATGGGTTGAGGCAATTAAAAATAGTGAACAATTATTTAAGAATAAAAAGCCTATTGAGAGGGCAAAGGAATTAGATCCTGTCAAGGATTTGGCAAAGTTTGAGAAATGGCTAATAAAAATTAGTAAATTAGCGATGAAATAATGGATGATAAAATAGCGAAGGATAAGCCTTTTAAAAGTAAAAAAGAATATGGATCAATTAAACGTAGTAAGCCTTGCACAAGCGAAAATGTGGCTGAGGTTGGACGAGGATTACGATTACGAGGATGGTTTGATAACTGCATTAATAAAATCTACAGTAAATCAAGTTGAACAATACACTTTGCAAGTATTATGGCAAAGGACATTAACAGAAATAACCGATAGGACCGGAAGTCTAAAGATTTACAATTACCCGGTTATCTCGGTAGAGGATGTTGTTGATAAAGATTTGGTTGCAGTAGATTTTGAGATTGAAGATAGTCAATGGTACACATCGGTAATAACTAATCAGCCGGGTTTTAATAAGGTAACTTATGTTGCCGGGTATGATTGGGGTTACGATGGTGGATCTGATGTTCCTGATGACATTGAAACTGCAATAAAGGAAATGATTACCTATTTGTATGAGAATAGGGATAATCCAAAGGAGGAGATGCCAAAGGTAGTTACTTATTTACTTGCACCATATAGGCGCATAACTTTATTCTAATGAATCCAGGAAAGTTAGACAGGCGTATTACATTTGGCACTTTTTTAAGTGTTGAAAATGTATATCAGGACTATGTAATTACATTTGTTCCCATTTTGGTAACTTGGGCAAATGTCAAGCCTTTTGATGGTAGCAGACAACTCGAAGCAGGTGAGCAGGTAATCAATCAGGGATATAGATTTACAACCCGTTACAGGAGAGATTTTGAGCCTACCAAAGACATGAGAATATTGTATGAAGGCAACTATTATACTATTCATTCGGTTAGGGATTTAGATGATCGCAGAAGGTTTAATGAAATTTTAGCGAGGGTAACAGATGAAAACTCCGAAAATTAATATAAGTAAATTATTAACTCAAATTAATTCATTTGGCTACGATGCTAAAAGATCGGCAGTATCTATTACCAATATAACTGCTGATGATATTGTGACTGATGCAAAGCAAAACTTAACAAATCATAAAACTGTAAATTATGGGCAATTGAGATTATCAATAGCTAAAACAGAAGCAACAATGCAAGTTAATAGATCTCTAATATTTTCTAATGCGCCTTATTCTGCTTATGTTGAATTTGGAACAGGTACAAAAGTAAAAATACCAGCAGGGTTTGAATCTTTAGCTGCTCAATTTAGAGGCAAAGGCGGAGGTACTTTTGACCAACTTTTAGATAATATTAAAGATTGGTGCAGGAGAAAAGGCATTGATGAGAAATTAGCTTATCCAATAGCAGTTAGTATTGTAAAAACAGGAATAAAACCGCAACCATATTTTATACCTGCTTATTTACAAAACGTTCCGATTTATGAAAAAAAATTAACAACTGCATTAGCAAGAGAGGTTAAAAAATATAATGCAAAAAAATAATTATATTTGAAGAAATGAAAGACCCAAACTTAGCCATATTAAACGCATATAAAAGTGCATTAGCAGGTCTAACTGTTGGAGGGGTTGCAATACCAGTTTATAGTAAATCAGCACCATTAAAAAACGTACCTAAAAAATACGTAATTTTGTCAAGTCAGACAAAGCTGCAAAATCAAACAAAGTGCAATTATTGGTATGATTGCACTATAAATGTCCAGATAGTTACACGCTATCCGAATGGAACAGGAGATTTAAGTTTTGCGATGGTTATAGGTGAAGAGATAGCAGAGTTAATACAAGTTGATGGAATTACCTTAACTGATTTCCACAACATTGAAACGATGCAAAATTTAAGTACAGAGGTAATTTTAGAAACAGACACAGAAAATATTTATCAATACATATTAATATTCAATCATAAATTAAACATCAATTAAAATGGCAGACGAGCAATTTTATTCAGGCAGTTTATTCATGCTATACATCCGTAACTCAGGAACGTGGAAACCGGTGGCGTGTTTAACTTCTAACGGAATTTCTGAATCATGGGATTTCGCAGAAACAGTAACTAAATGTGATCCAGGTGTTACACGTAGAAAACCTACTACCTACTCATATGAGATCCCATTTGAGGGAGTTTTTACAGATACAAGCGGTGCAGGTGGTGATACTGCTAAAGCATCATGGGATGTAATTAAAAATATTGCAAGAGCAAAAACATTAACAGAGTATCAAATTGCTTTACTATTGACAAATGGTTCTGAGGATCCAAACTTTGATGCTCAATTTGGTACTGCTTATTTTAGTGCATTAGATATAACAGGTGCTGAAGGTGAGTTTATTACTTTCTCAGGTACTATGTTAGGAGATGGCGATATAACTGAAACTGATCCATACCCAGGCTACTAAATGGAAGGACATTTAACGTATAAAATCGGTGATGTTGATAGGCAGTTTTTCTTTGGTAATTATGCCTTAGAACAGACATTAACTCATTTTGATGCATCGGTATCTGATTTATCTGATTTGTTGGGTAAGCAGTTATTGCCATTTCTGCGGATGTTCATGTTCCATGCTGCAACCTATCCGATTATAAAGAAAGGTGAAGTAATTAACTTTACTCCTTTTGATGTACATGAGTGGATTGATACTGCTGGTGGTTCAGGTGGTGAATTGATTATGGTGGTATCAAAGGAGGTATTTAGAGTATTAGGTTTAAATACTGAGGCTACTGAACAAAAAAAAAGCAAAGCGGAAGGTTAGATTGGAATAAAGATGTGCTAACATTTGCTTTTGGAGAACTCGGTTTAATGCCTGATGACTTTTACGCCTTGACATGGAATCAATATATATTGAAATGTCAAGGCTTTTTTAATAGAGAAAAAAAGGAATGGGAGCGGATAGGATGGGCAACATGGAACGGAATGAGAGTCCATGTAAATAAAGGGATGCCTACTTACAAAAAGTTTATGTCATTTATTTATGAAGATGATCAGATTAAAGACATGGACAGAATAAAAGAACAAATGAACAAAGCGATGCTTAAATATTTGGAAAATGCAAGGAATTGAGATACCTATTGGTGCGCCTTTAGGGCAATTAGATAAAGATTTAAATAGTGCGCAAAAAGCATTAAAAGGGTTTACTGTTGCGACAAATGGTGATTTATTATCAATAGGCAAAAGTTTAAACACATTAGAGAGGCAGTTAAAAGTCTTTAAAGATGGCATTAAAAACTCAACAGATCCTGGCAGAATACTTTTATTAAATAATGCTATTAAAGCAACCGAATCGCAATTAGTAGGCACTAAAAATGCTATCAATGGAGTTGGTTTTAATAAGTTTTCAGCAGGATCAAATCAGGCTGCTTTTGCTTTAACTAATTTAGGCAGGGTTGCTCAGGATGCTCCATTTGGTTTTATAGGTATTCAAAACAACTTAAATCCGTTACTTGAATCATTCCAACAATTAAAAAAAGAAAGTGGCTCAACAGGAGGTGCATTAAAGGCATTAGTTGGTTCATTGACAGGTGCAGGAGGTATAGGATTAGCCTTATCTGTGGTAACTGCTGCATTTACTTTTGCTCAAATGGGACTAAGGGCATGGGGCGTTACTTCAAGTGAAACAAAAAAAGAAATTGATGCAACTACCAAATCATTTAAAGAGCAAAGAGATGAATTTTTAAAATCTCCTTATGAATCTGCGGTTGTTGGATTAAGAGAATTAACTACTAAAATTTCATTAGCAAAACAAGGTTTTTTAGATAAGGGTTCTGTACTTAAAGAATATAATGAAAGTATTGGAAAGACTATTGGTAAAGTAAATGACTTAAATTCAGCAGAACAAGCTTTAGTAAACAACGGAGATAAATATCTTCAATTAATGTTATTGAAGGCTAAGGCTGAATTTGCATTTAAAAAAGCTGCTGAACAAAGTTATGAAATTATAAAAAAGCAGAATGAGATTGAGGTTAATAAAAACCCATTAAATTTAGATAAGAAAGCATTAGCGGATTTACAGAAATTAGGTAAACAACCAATTACTGCGCTTACATTACAAACTCAATTTGATGAGCAGACAGAACTAAAAAAATTAAATACGTTTGCAGATAGAGCAGTCAATATAGCTAAAACTGCTGAACAGGAGGTTATAGATTTTGCTAAAAAAAGCGGATTTAATTTAAATGGGTTATTTGATATTAATCCTGATAAATTAAAAGGGAGCGTAAAAACTGTATCTGATATTTTAAAAACATTGGATATTGATTTTAAACAAATATCCTCTGATATGTCAATTACATTTGGTAAAGGCAATGAGGAAAGAGTTGGTGCATTAAAAAAGGCAATAAATGAATTAATAAATATTGGGTTTACTGATGACAGTTCAATAATTAAAAAATTACAATCGCAGTTATTAGCAATTGATCCTGCTGAGTTAAAATTAAAAGGCACTCAAATAGGCGTAACTACTGGGTTAGGGATTGCAGCAGGGGTTGCATCAACTGCACCTGTAATTGCAAAGGATTTAGGCAATAGTTTAAAAGTTGGATTAACAGATTGGCAAACTTATGTTAATGAATCATTATTGCCAAAATTGGAAAGCAATTTTCAAACTTTTTTTAATGATATATTAATGAATGGTAAACTATCGTTTGATAGTTTAGGCAAAGCCATTTTAAATACAATGCTATCAGTAATTGCAAGTGATGCGGCAAGGCAATTAACTAATTTATTTAAGTTTAATACAGGTTCTGAATTTACGCAATCGCAAAAAGGAGGTGGCGCAGGTTTGCTTGGAGGAATAGCTAAATTAATCGGTATTGGAGGTGGTGGTGTAGCGGCAGGTGTTGGAACGGCAGGGGCATTGTCAGGAGTTGCGGCATCAACAGGTGGTGTAATTTTAGGGGCGCCAATTGCAGCAGCAGGAACGATTGGATTAGGAACTGCCGGTGCAACCGCAGGGGCAACTGCCGCATCAGGCGGTTTATTATTGCCTATATTAGCGGGACTTGCAGCGGCAGGAGGAATTGCAGCATTATTAAAAAAGAAAAAACAAGTACCTATTCCACAGGCATCATCAACTATCAGCACAAGTGCAGCAGGATCATCACAGGACTTTGGCGGTGGTCGTGTAGTATTTGAGATTTCAGGAACTAACTTAATTGGTGTATTAAATAGAGCAGGTGCTAAACTTCAAAGATTCGGACCATAATGTACAATCCTAAATATTACTTTACTTTTTACGCAGATAGAGATACAAGAATAGCAAACGGATTTCCTGATGAATACCTATGCCAAATTTCACAGTTAGATTTTGGTGGTGTAATGACTGAGATACAGGCTCAACAAAACCCTATTCAGATAAACTATCAGAATACATCGTCTAATAAATTAGAACCAATTATCGGTTCAGAATGTACCTTAAATTTAATAGCTACTGAGGACTTTGAATTAGAGGACCTATATACCGAAAATGAAAGGGAATTTATGGTACAAGTTTACCGTAAAGAAACACCTAATACCTATTTAGTTAATTGGGAATTAGAGGAGGACTTATCTGGGGTTGATACCAATTTGGAGATTTTGGTAAATGGGGTTCAGATAGTCAATCAGTTTAATAGTGCATCCGGATCATTTAATATTAATCGTGGAGATACTGTTTTAATTAAATCATATAGTTACACATCGACATCCGGTAATAATGGTGTTAATTTAGAGATTACAGGGGTTCCAACTGAGCGATCAGTAACCTTTCCATTTGCAATGGATACAACTATAATCCCAACAGGTGGTATAAATGTGTTTTTACAAAGCACTCATTCTGCTACTGATTATACTGCAATTAGATCAGCTTTATTTGAAACATATTGCTTATCAGGCGAGGGATCAGTTGAGGTATTTACTAAATACTATGATAGTGCAATAAGTCAAGTTGCGGCTCAGGCATTAGCTGATGGCGATACAGGATTTAATACAGAGGGTCAAGACTATGCCGATACTATTGGTGTTTGTTATGTTTCACCTGGCGAGTTTGATGATTTAATATGGCAGGGGTTTATTAT